CTAACCAGTGTCAGATAAAAATTGGCGACATTGGTGTTACTGCGGGTGATATTATGAGTAACCGCAGTTGGGCTGCGCAAATGTCAGGCATGGGTCAAATGGGTTCGCAAACTCAGGCCGGATTTACTACTCCTGGTAGCACAGCGTCACTTCCAAATGCTACAGCAGCTACTACTCTTACAGGTGCTGCACTTTCACAAACTGTACCTATTAAAGCTGTAGCCACGGGCGGACTGGGCGGTGAAGCAGCTATTACTGCAGCTGTACCCGGTCTTGACGGTATGGTATTTTCATTTCAAAATCCTGTGGGTTCTATTACACAACCCCCCCGCAACTTAACAATTATGGGTCTGCGTATTAGTTCAGCAAGCGTAGGTGCTGCTGCACCGGCCACGCTTACTACCTTACAGTGGTCTTTGGCATATGGAGCAACTGGAGCTACTGTTCCTAGTTTAGCACAAACTGAGGCGGTTACTCTAACAGCTGCTACTGCTAGAGCATATCGTAGAATTCCATTAGGTCTTACCGGCTTTGCGGGAGCAGCAGCAATTGGTACGGTTGCACCTGATATTACAGTAAAATTTGATGCTCCTATTACCTTGATGCCCGGCGAATGGTTAGCTTTATGTGCTAAATTTATTGTGGGTGCAGCTACAGCTAGCCATGTAATTTGGTGTAATGGTATGTTTGATTCACATTGGGATTAATTACCATGACAACACCTGTATGGTCAATCTTAGAAGTAGGAGTACTACCACAAAGTGCTGGGCACACCAATGTAGTACAATCCGCTAAATGGCAAGTTTCTCTTAGAGACACAGCTAACATAGTTATGCGTACTGGGGAAACTTCATTTGCACCTCCCGTCAACGGTTTTACTCCGTATGAAGGCTTAACGGAAGCCCAAGTAATTACTTGGGTTAAAGAAGCCCTAGGCTCAGAAGCCACAACTTTAGAGGCCGAACTACAAGCCGAACTCGCTATGGTATCGCAACCTAGCGTTATTTATCCACCTCTTCCTTGGAAATTATAATACATGAAAACTGTTCTTATCGATCTTTCAGTTGACGAAATCAATGCTATCCTGCAAGTATTTGGAGACTTACCAACTAAAACTGGTATCTATCCCTTACTTGTTAAAATCAAGGATCAAGCAGAAGCTCAGCTTAAGGCCGAACCAATTTTAGAAGGCTAAAACTATGTTTGACATTCTCAGCGGCGGACTACTAGGCAGTTTATTTGGCGGGTTATTTAGAATAGCCCCAGAAATTTTAAAGTACTTTGACAAGAAAAACGAACGTACTCACGAACTTTCCATGTTTACACTACAAACTGACCTGGAAAAGATGCGCGGAGAATTCAAAATGGAGGAGCGGTACGTAGAACACTCTACTGCTCAACTTGATGCAATTCAGACTGCGTTTAAGGAACAATCAGAAACAGCAAAAGCTAGTTATCGTTGGGTAGCTGCTCTTAGTGCATTAGTACGCCCTGTGGTTACTTATACACTATTTGGACTTTACATGGCAGTTAAAGTATCTGCGATGAGCTATGCAATGAATTCGGGGGCTAGCTGGCAGTCAATGTTAACTAGTACTTGGACTATAGATGATTTTGCTATGCTTAATATGATCTTAACTTTTTGGTTCGTTGGCAGATCTATTGAAAAATACCAAAAATGATCTCAGATGCTATTGTTTTAGCACAAGAGCTGCTTGTTAAACCTTTTGAAGGCTATCATAAAAAATTGCCTAACGGCGACTGCACTGCGTATCCAGACCCTGGTACGGGTGGGCACCCTTGGACAATAGGCTGGGGGTCTACTGGAAAAGATATTCATCCCGGTACTATCTGGACTAAAGCGCAGGCTGATCACGCTCTTAACGAACACCTCCTTTACTTTGCCACTAATTTACTTAAGTTATCTCCTAGTTTAGTAAATGCAAGCGATCGCAGAGTGGCTGCCTTAATAAGTTTTTGTTATAATTGCGGACTTGGTAATTACCGAGTTTCAACGCTTAAAAAACGTGCGGATAGCGGAGACTGGTTAGGCGCAAGCGAAGAAATATTAAAGTGGAATAAAGCTGCAGGACGCGTATTAAAAGGCTTAACACGACGCCGAGAAGCAGAGTCGGCCCTACTAAAGTAGGCATATTAATTAACTAGGAATTATATGGCCCGAACTACCGGAAAGAAAGCTAGAAAACCAGCCGCAGAATACTCAACTGGACCCAGCTTTAAAGAGGTAAAACCATTAAACTATATTCAGGAAGAATACCTGAATGCAATAAAAAACAATGAAATCATTTTTGGTATAGGCAGTGCAGGAACAGGTAAAACTTATATTGCAGCAAGCTATGCTGCAGCTGAGCTATTCTTTCGTCGCGTGGATAAAATCATACTTACAAGACCTAATATTGAAACGGGTCGTAGTCTAGGATTTTTACCAGGTACACTAGAAGAAAAGTATGCACCTTACTTAGACCCATTTGATTCAGTATTTACAAAATCGCTAGGAAAGGGATTTTACGAATATGCACTAAAATCAAAAACAATAGAACCTAGGCCGCTAGGTTTTATGCGCGGAGCAACTTTTGATAACGCTATTGTACTTGTTGATGAATGTCAGCAAATGACAAAAGCAGAGTTTCAAATGTTACTTTCCAGAATCGGGCGTAATACAAAAATAATTCTCAGCGGCGACCAAAATCAAAGCGATATTCCTGATAGTGGTATGCTTGATGCTGTAAACAGGCTAGAGGGCTTAAAAGGCATTGAGGTCGTACGATTCCTAGATGACGATATCGTACGTAGTAGTATGTGTAAACAAATAATAATTGCCTATAACAAAGGATAGAAAATGGATCAATGCCCAGTACCTACTATGTACGCGGAAATTAATATTGCAAATCACTTAGCTGCTATTCAGTACGCAAACTTAGGTCCTGCAGATCCTCGCGAGCCCAGTACTACGTACTGGCTCGCAAAGCAAGAACTGTGGAACGTGCCTGAAGGAGTAGCCAGGACACGTCTTTGCATGAACTGCGAGTACTATGATAAATCTGAAGATTCAGTAGTTTGCATTAGCAGTGGTCCACAACTACTACCCAGCGCATTGCCCGTTACTCCACGTTGGGCAGACATTGACGGTATGCCTAGTGGAGTGTGTACTCGTTGGAATATTACTTGTTCTGCTCTTAGAACTTGTGATGATTGGGATGCTGGTGAGCAGCCAGAAGATCACGATGAAGATGAAATGAGTACTGCTGTTTACTATGATGAAAACGAAAAAGCAGCGCGTACTTATAAACCTACTAGCGGTATGGCCTCAGCAGCCAAACGTGCCTTAGAATGGCGAAAAGAAGGCAAACGTGGTGGTACCCGTGTAGGACTAGCACGTGCAGGTCAACTAGTACGTGGGGAAAATCTTACTGAAAGCACTGTAATGCGTATGCACTCATTCTTTAGTCGCCATGAAGTAGACAAGCAAGCAACTGGTTTTAGCAGCGGTGAAGACGGTTATCCTAGTCCAGGGCGAGTAGCTTGGGACTTATGGGGTGGAGATGCTGGTCAAACTTGGAGTAAAGCCAAGCGCGATCAAATTGTCAGAGCGCGCGAACAAGATTAAAACAAGCCCACTTCGGTGGGCTTTTTTACGTCCTTAAATTTTAGCATGTAATTTTGGTGTTGACTTTTTTTGGTACAAAAGATATAATGTACATATAAATAATTGTTACCAAAAATCAAGGAGTAATAATGTTTCAATCACAAACTCAGAGCCTCTATGCTCCTTATATTTGCTATATCCCGGGTCCACGAGGACCGCGCGGATTTAATGGGTACCGGGGCCCACCAGGTCCTCCCGGACCACCCGGACCACCTGGTCCGGCCGGTAATCCTAGTCCGGTAGCCGTAACAAACATAACAACAGCAACATATACTGCCACAGCAACCGATTATTTTTTATGTGTGTTAACAGTTGCACCGGTAGTAGTTACACTGCCTGTGGGCGTACTAGGAACAGTGTATATTATCAAAGATTGTAGCGGTAATGCCGGAACTGCACCTATCACTGTTCAAGGCACAGCGCAAAATGTAGACGTAGGTACAGCAACTATTAATGTGCCTTTTGGCTCTATAACAGTTATATTTAATGGCACTAACTGGAGCATTGTATAATGTCACATAAAAGCCCATTTGCCACAACTGTTGATTGGGGTGTAGTTCAGGTAGGCAGTGGTCTTAGTGTTAGTAATGGTATTATTAGTGTAACTGCTAGCCCAGCATCACTTAATTATGGTTTCTTTTACGATACCACCACTCAAACAAATCCAGTTGCTAGTGCTGTTAATACAGTGCAGTTTAACACAACTGGTACAAGTAATCAAGTTACTGTAGTAGGCGGTACAGCAGTTACAGTAATAAATGCAGGTACTTACAACAAAGTATTTACAGTTAGCGTACAAAAAACTAATCCAGGTGCTCCTGCCACGGTAAGTATATGGCTAAGATATAATGGAATAGACGTGGCAAATTCCAGACAAGATATTGAAGTACCAAATCAAGCAGCACTGCTATTTGTAACTGGTAATTTTACTCTTGCTATGACTGCTGGCAGTAATATAGAGATGTGTTGGAGTACCACAGATACAGCAGTACAATTATCTTTTCTACCAGCAGCGGTTGGTCCTATAAGACCCGCAACTCCTAGTGCAAAAATTACTCTTACAAGAATTAGTTAACTTAAAAGGAAATAAGCATGTCATATACCAATAATTCCCTATCAATTGCTGCTGGTGCCGGTATTACCGTAACACCAACAACAGCTACTGGTGCTACTACTCTTACAATTAGTACTGCCGGCCCAGAATTTTTAGCAGTACGAACTGCAGTTGCTACTCCAGTTGCCGTTGCGGCTGCAACTGACGAAGTAGTAAGTGTAGAAGTTCCAGGTCCAGTTGCTGTAGCAGTTAATCTACCTGCTGGCGTAACCGGTCAAGTATTTTACATCAAAGACGGTCTTGGCTTAGCCGCTCCAGCCACCCCTATTACAATTACACCACTAGCAGGTACCATCGACGGTGCTGCTACAGCAGTTATTAATGCTCCCTATGGTTCGCTAACCTTGGTATATAGCGGTACAGAGTGGAAACTCTTGTAATAAGATGGGATATAATCGAACGCCTAATACAGTTGTAGCTGGTCGAGGATTAAAGCAATCACCACCAGTAACAGGCACATTACCCGCCGGCGTGATTCCAGTTACTGTAGATGGAGATATTGCCACAACTAGTAGTTTAGGGCTTGTACAAGTTGGTAGCGGACTAGCTATAGATCCACTAGGCGTGCTTAGCACATCCGGCAGTGGAGGTAATTATAGTTCAGGTGCTTGGACCCCTGGATTAGCTGGACCTGCTGCGGGCACTATAACCTTAACAATTAAAAATGCTAAATTTATTAAAGTAGGTCAGTTAGTAACTTGTTTTTTTGATTTTAAAGTAGCAGGATTAGGGTCTGGAACTAACAGCTCCCTTTTATACTTAACAGGACTACCCTTTCTTAGCATAACGGATACAGGTACAGTTGGTTCAGTTTATACTTCTTATTGGGAGTTTATGGACTTAAATTTAGTAGACGTATCAGGCACAGTTAACAGTAATGATACCAAAGCATTGTTGTGGAAAGCTAACTCTCCACAAAATACACTAAGCTCACTGGTACGTGATGATATAAGGGTTGGTTCCACACTAGCTGGAACAGCCGTGTATTTTAGTGCAAGTTAATTTTGAATAAAAAATTTTGGTATTGACTTTTTATGGTACAAGGTATATAATATACATATAATATGTTGGTATAAACTTTTTTGTACCAAAACTTTTTTCTTATGTTTAAAGGAAAAATAATGTGGACATTAGAATCAGCCGCGAGCAGGCTTACTAATAAAGTAGCTATACCTACAGACGGTAAAATTGAAGTAAGTAGTACTGGTAACACAAAAGTTTCGGCATATATAAACGACCAATTAGCAACACCTCTTGATCGTTTATGGGTACAAGCCGGAGATTATGTGCACTTTGATATCAAAGGTGATAGAGAAGTGCCGACAACAGTAACAATTCAATACGGCGGTATTGTGGATACTTTAGAGATTCCACCCCGCGGACCAAAAGCTGTAGTAGAAACAGCAGAATCAACAACATCATTAATAGAGGAAAATATTATGACTCCAGCAGAAACAGTAAATTTATTTGCCAATCCTAATCAAGGTATGGGCGGAGCACTAGGTGGTGGTTTAGGAGCCGGTTTAGTAGGCGGCTTACTAGGCACAATGTTATTTCGTCGTGGCGGACTCGACGGCGGCGAAGGCGGTGTACCCGCGACGCTACAAGGAGTTGAATCAGTTGTTAACAATGCTGCGATTATGTCGCAACTTGCAGATCTTAAAGCAGCTGTTCCACTAGCTGAAGCTCAAGGCCAACTAGCACTAGCCGGTGCTCAAATGGACCTAAATAACAGTATCTCACAAGGTACCAATTCAATTATTGGCTCCATTTCAGGCTTTCAAAGCACTGTAATGAACAACCTCAATATGCAAACCCAGATGAATCAAAAAGGGTTTTCAGATAATCAATTAGCTATTGCTACTACCGGTGCCGCTGGTATTAGTGCTACCAAAGATGCTTCACTAATCGCCGAGCGTAATGCTTGGGCAATTACACAAGCTATCTCTAATGACGGCGACAAGACTCGTGCCCTGATTCAAAGCATCGACAAGAGCAATGATAGCCGTACTATTACCACTTTAGCTAATGAAGTTACTGAGCTACGTAACGAGCGCAGACTACATGATGCTACTGGCAATATCACCATCAGCAATAACAACACAGCCACTGCCGTTGCTCAACAGCAGCAAGCTCAGCAACAGCAGCAACTTCAGTACCAAATCCTAGCTCAGCTAGGTGTTTTAAATGCTGATCTCCAAAGCGTCAAGCAAAGCTCAGTAGTTTTCAACAGCGGCACCCAGACCAACTCTGGGAATCAGGCGGCCGCGAACACTCGGGTAGCCTGATAGAATTTGATGATAATAATATTATTATCATCAACCAACAAATAGATTATGACGATGATGACGATGTAGGACCCATGGGCCCACCCGGCCCGCCTGGGCCAGCAGGCCCACAAGGCCCTCCTGGCCCACCAGGTCCTATTAGTTTTCTAGTATAGCGGCGGCCTTTTAGACTACAGAGTGTCTACTTGGCGGCTTTTATAATAACACACAAGGAAAAACATGCTAGCGGATTTACTAAAAATTATAACCCCGGAAACTTTGTCACATGCGTTACGTAGTAATCCGAAGGTAGTAATAGACGCCTTATCTAAACTTGAGACTTATAAGTCATTTGGAGAAGCGTTGTCTGTAGATCAGCAGGTTTGCGTGTCTAAAAACATAGAAAAACTAAACGATTTCTTTAAAAGCGATTCAGGAAAAATAGCAGTCTCTATATTAGCCGAAGAATTTACAAAGTTTGTGGAAGCCTAAAAATAAAAAAGCCCCGCTAAGATCAAATCTTAGTGGGGCTTTTTACTATCACTTAATGGGGCAAGCGCCGGTAGCGCAGTCATCACCTACAATCTCGTCAAAACTATTAGCATCATCGAGACTTACTTCTTGCAGAGTTGCTACGTACTGTAAGTAGTCTTGTTCGGTTACTACTTCTTGAGGTAGATAAAGATATCCTAGATCTTTAGCTGTTTTAGTAGGATCGGTACGGTATATAAAGCTAACGCCTACATAACAATCCCAGTTGTCTAGTAACCAATCAATAATTGCTGGAATCTCAGTAGGATCATAACTAATGGTTACTGAAGTATTTTGTTGATTCCAAGATGTTTGTAGTAGCTTATAACGTTCTAGCTGTACAACTGCAGATTCGATGTTAACTTCTTTGCCGTCTACTTTATCAAATTGAACACCGTCCCACATTACTGGAAAGGTAATAAGAACACCACTATCATCAACAGGATGGTTAATTACACGATAGCCAGCTTCGCGCATCTTATCCACAACTGGATCATGCTTGCTGAATTGAACATTGTTGAAAATGTACTTGCCTAGAGGTTTGTGCACGCCTTCTGTGGTATCCATAATCTTGGACAGGGTTCCTGATGGCTTGATACATGTCACATTCTTGGGAGCAGGAAGACCTAGTTCTAAGCTCATTCCAACTGCGGCCGATGTTGCTGTACGTTTTAGGTACTCATAGTCATAACTACCCATATCAGGACGCATTGCAATACCTGTTAGGCCAACACCGCAAAGACGCAAGAAATAGTTGTTGAGATGCCAAGATTCTTGCAGAATACCGTCTTTTAGATTGACGCAAGTCTGGCGATAATTAGCGCGTGCGGCTAAGCGAATGGCTGCGTGTAGACCTGCACTATCGCCCTTGAATTTAGCAATATCTGTTTCGGTAAGATTACAGAATGCTTTGT